AGTAGTTGCTAGTGATTTAGCTGAAAAGATTAAAGTCATTAGTACTATGTCTACCAATACAGCAATTGCTGACATTAATGGTGGAACGATCAACAACACAGTCATAGGAGGCACAACTCCTGCGGCTGGTACGTTTACTACGCTTACTGCTACTGGACAGACTTCTTTGGGTGGTGTGGCAGGTAGTGAGGGTTTGCGGATTACCACTACTGCTTCGGCGGCAAATTACTTGCTTGGCCGAGGTCAAATATCTGGAAACAACCCATCACTTCGGAGCGCAGGTTCAGATACAAATGTCTCTTTGCTTCTTGGCTCACAAAACGCAGGAAATATTCGTTTTTTAACAAACTCACTTAACGATGAACAACTCCGAGTATCCCACACAGCCTCCGCAGTCAATTACGTTCAGGTGACTGGTAACATTACAAGCAACAGTCCACAAATATCTTTTACAGGTTCTGACGCTGGTGTTGGCGGTGCTTTAATTGCCAAGGGCAATGGCGCAATCAGTTTCTTTAATAATGGAGCAACAACTTCTCGTCAATTTAGAGTTGGTGCGGGTGTTGTAACTACTGCTGTTAACTATATCAATGCTGATGGTTCAGCCACAGGTAATGCAACGCAATTCCAAACACTTGGAACTGATACAAACATTGCAATGGCTTTGCGTACATCAGGAACAGGAGCAATAGACCTAGCAGCAGGCTCTAGAGGGGTGAATATCTCTAATGGTGGTACTGTTACTGCGATTACAAGGACTGTTAGTGGTTCTGGATATACGTCTTTGCCAACGGTTGCAATCTCTGCTCCTACTACGGCAGGTGGTGTACAGGCTACTGCTTCTGTTGGCTCAATGTTTACAAACACTGCGACTGTTCAGTCGGGTGGAACAGGTTATACAAACGGAGATGTTCTTACAATTGTTGGTGGTACAGCTATCACTAGTGCGGCTACATATACAGTAACAGGTGTTTCTGGTGGTGCAGTCACTTCAGTCACGCCTTTAAACTTTAACCAATATTCAGTTTTACCAACAAACCCAGTGTCCACCACAGGAGGTACAGGGTCTGGCGCAACATTAAATTTGACCTACGGAATAGGCACAGTTGCTTTCACCATCACCAACGCAGGTAGTGGCTACGTAGAACAACCAACAGTAACTTTCTCAGGTGGCGGTGGTAGCGGTGCTGCTGCTTATGCGAGTGTGGGTGGCGTTACAGAATTGAAGTTTGTTGGCACAGGTACTGACTCTGTAACCAACCAAGCCGCCAAGATTACAACATCGGCTGGCACGGCAATGACATTTCGCCAAATCGGAGGCTCTGATACTTTTTGGCAGGTTGGAGCTGCTTCTGGCACTACTGGACTAATTGCTAAAGGTAACGCCAACGGCAATGCGTTAGTTGGCGCAAACGGCACAGGCTCTGTCCGATTAACTACAAACGGAGATGGGCTTAACGAACAACTCCGCGTCACCCACACAGCCTCTGCTGTTAACTATGTACAAGTAACGGGGGCGGCTACTGGTTCTCGTGTGGCTTTATCTGCTCAAGGTTCAGATACAAATATTGGTTTTGCTTATAACACTAAAGGCGCTCAAAATCATATATTTCAAACAAACAGTAGCAATCTTCAATTTGTAGTTGCCAACAGAGCTAGTGCGGCTAATTGGGCACAAGTTCAAGGCGCAGTTGCAGGAAGTTCCCCAACATTTGCTGTTGATGGTTCAGACACCAACATTGACCTAACCCTGACACCCAAAGGAACAGGTGCGGTTCGTGATGTGACAGGTGGTGGTGAGCAACTCCGTGTGAGCAACACAGCCTCCGCAGTGAACTATGTAAACATTACAGGTGCTGCTACTGGCAATCCGGGAGTTTGCTTTATTAGCGCCCAAGGTAGCGATACAAACATTTCTTTGGCATCTGTTAACAAAGGGACGGGCGCTTTTAGTTGGTTTAACGGCGGCTCTACAGGGTCTCGTTTGTTTAGGGTAAATGGCGGCGCTACAAACATGGCAAACCATTTGCAGATAGATGCTGCTGCCGCCGGGTCTTTCCCGTCTTTGTCTGTTGGGTCTCTTAGTGCCGATACTAACGTAGACCTTGCTCTGACACCCAAAGGAACAGGTAATGTGCGTTTTGGCACTTACACAGCAAACATGGCTTTGACAATTCAAGGCTATGTTGAAATAAAAGACTCTGGTGGTACAGTTCGCAGACTTGCAGTTATTGCATAATTTTTTAAAGGAAACAACATGGCATTATTAAAATCAATTCAAACTGACTACATGATTCCAGCCGAATATTGGCACATCGGGGCAGTCCAAGAAGATTTCAAAGGAAAAGGCACAGAAGTCACTTTCTATGGTTATGCAAATAAAGCCGCACGAGATGCTGGCGCACAACCTATGTCAGCAGGTAAAGTTCAGATTTCAGGTGATGACTATGTAGCGGGTGCAGACCGAGCCGCCCTGTATGCAATCATCAAGCAAAAGCCTGAGTTTGAAGGTGCGACTGACGCATGACACCTGAACTGCAAAAGTACTATGAAGCTCGGTTTGAGATGATGTCAACCGAGGGATGGAAAGATTTAATCGAAGATGTTGACAAAATAATAGCAACTTTGAATAATATCTCTGTAATAGATAGTGAGAAAGACCTACAATTCAAAAAAGGTGAACTTTCTATTCTTTCTTGGCTGAAAAATCTTAAAGAGATCAGCGAAAGAGCATATGAAGAAATTTTATGATTACGTCTGTGAAAACGGACACAAGACAGAAAGATTCGTTGATTATGAGGCAACGGGTCTAATGTGTGAGTGTGGTGCAAATGCAACACGTTTACTATCTGCGCCAGCATTTCGACTTGAAGGATGGTCTGGTTCTTTTCCATCGGCATATGCCAAATTTGGGAAGAGCCATGTCGACAAGTTGAATTCTGAACGCAAACTCAACTCATAAGCAATTATGCCGAGTTGAATCTCCTACAACCGAAAGCGGCAGGAAAAAGGAAAAAGTATGCTGATTGATGAAGAGCCAAATGAACTAGAAGCGGTAGAGCAACAAGCCAAGCCCGAACTCCCTGAGAAATACAGGGATAAAAGTCTGGACGAGGTAGTGCGAATGCACCAAGAGGCTGAGAAGCTCATTGGTAAACAAGCACAAGAGGTCGGAGAAGTCCGAAAGCTCGCTGATGAACTCATTAGGCAGAACCTCACTGTTAAACAACAACAGCAGCAAACTAGAGATGTTGAGCCTGAAGTAGATTTCTTTGAGAATCCACAGATGGCAGTTCAAAAGACTGTTGATAGTCACCCTGACATCATTGCGGCAAGGCAAGCCATGCTAGAGATGAAAAGGGCGCAAATTCAGCAAAAGTTAGCGCAAGAACATCCTGATTTTGGCGATATTGCTAAAAATGAGGACTTTGCAAATTGGGTTAAATCTAGCCCTGTACGCATTGACTTGTTCAAACGTGCTGATGCAGAATTTGACTATGATTCAGCCAATGAACTGTTATCTACCTACAAAGAACTTCGCTCTGTCAAACAAAAGCAAATGAGTACCGCTGGTGAAGCAACTCGTAAGCAGAATTTGAAAGCAGTTGGAGTTGATGTAGGTGGTTCTGGGGAATCATCAAAGAGGGTTTATCGTAGGGCTGACCTTATTCGGCTGAAAATGCAAGACCCGACTCGTTATGAGGCGCTTTCAGATGAAATCATGCAAGCGTATTCAGAAGGTCGTGTTAAGTAAACTTAACTTATTGGAGATTTAATTATGGCAAATACCGCCTTTTCCCCCACAAATAGTGTAACCACTACATCCGCAGCTAACTTTATTCCAGAAATTTGGAGTGATGAAATTGTTGCCGCCTATAAAAAGAACCTCGTTTTGGCTAATTTGGTCAAGAAGATGTCTTTCAAAGGCAAAAAGGGTGACACCATCAACATTCCTAGCCCAGCTCGTGGCAATGCCTCTTTGAAGGCCGCTACTGATGCCGTGACTTTGATTGCTGAGAGCGACACCAACATTCAAGTGTTGATCAACAAGCACTATGAGTACTCACGTTTGATCGAAGACATCGTTGAAGTTCAAGCCCTGACATCACTGCGTTCTTTCTACACAGAAGACGCTGGTTATGCTTTGGCTAAACGCATCGACACTGACTTAGTTCAATTGGGTCGTGCTTTCAATGGCGCTACAGTTGGTACTGATGACTATGCTACTAGCAACACTACTACCAAAGCCTTTGTTGGCTCTGATGGTACTACTGCTTACAACAGCACATCCTCTAACGCCGCCGCTTTGACTGATGCCGCTATTCGTCGCACCATTCAGCGTTTGGACGACAACGACATTCCTATGGATGGTCGTTTCTTCCTGATTCCTCCTTCAAGCCGTAATACTTTGATGGGTCTGGCTCGTTATACCGAGCAAGCCTTCATTGGTAATGGCGATGCGATCCGCAATGGTGAAATCGGTCAGCTCTACGGCATGGCTGTGTTTGCCTCATCTAACGCTGATACTGCCGCTGGTAACTCTACCACTGATCGTATCTGCTTGATGGGTCATAAAGACTCTATGGTGTTGGTTGAGCAGTTGGGCATCCGTTCACAGACTCAGTACAAGCAAGAGTACCTCGGTACATTGTTTACTGCTGACACACTTTATGGTGTGAAAGCTCTGCGTACTAACGCTACTAGCTCTGCTGCTAACGCTTCTGGTGCTTTTGCCTTGGCAGTACCAGCCTAATTGCAGTTGCGCCCCCTGCCGTAATGGTGGGGGGACTTTTTAAACTTAATTAGGAGAAATATTATGGCAGCAGCAACAGCAGTCACATCCCGCAGGGGTAATGACCAGTTCCGTGGTCTTTTTACAGACACTTGGGACGTTACTTGTACTCTGGATAGTGGCTCAGTATCTACTGGCGCTACCGATACAGATACAGTAACAGTGCCAGGCGTTGCTTTGGGTGATATGGTTCTCGGTATGTCCATTGGCGTATCTGAAGCAGGTTTGGTTCGTAGAGCCTATGTTTCAGCCGCTAACACTGTGACTATCGTTACTTATAACCCAACAGCAGGCTCTGTTAACTTGGCATCTACTACATTGCAACTAATCGTTGCTCGTGCAGTAGTTTAATAAAGGGGGGGCTAATAACCCCCTTTTTCAAAGGATTCTTATGGCTACATTTCGTTGTTTAACAAGCGGTCAAACAGTAACTTTTGTTCATCAGCACGATATTGACAGCATGAAAGGTCATGCAGGATATGTCAGAATTGATGGAGAAGAAAAAGAGTCCTTTGAAAAACCAGTAGTTCTATCACCTCCTACTCCTGTCAAGAAGCTAGGTAGACCAAAGAAAGTAGCAAATGTCTGATATTGATCCACGAGAGTTTGGCAAACTAGAAGCCCAAGTTGAGGCTTTACAGGCAGAAGTTCATGCCATGCGTGAAGACATCAAAGCTCTGTTAGAGATGGCTAACAAGTCTAAAGGTGGTATGTTTGTTGGGATGGCTATTGCATCTGTTGTTGGTGGCATTATTTCGTTTATTGCGACTAAGGTAATAAGATGAACTTGCTTACTGGCGTTGTCTGTCCTATAGCGACACAAGATGTATCGGTTAATCTGAAGAACCGAAATAACGCCTTTAAGAAGTTTGGATATGGCCCGCCCAATCCAGATGAACAAAATGATGCGTTTTGGCTAAAGAAAGCCAAGATGTATAACGCTCCTACTGATAGCATTAAATCCATGTTATGCGGTAACTGTGCGGCATTTATTCAAACTCCTAAGATGATGGAATGCATCATTGGTGGACTAGAGAAGGATGAAGGCGAAGACGAATTGTCTTATGACGAAGAGTTCATCAAAGCCGCTGATCTCGGCTATTGTGACTTGTTTCAGTTCACTTGTGCTTCCGCCCGCACTTGTGATGCGTGGAAAGGTGGCGGCCCTATAACCAAGGAAAAATGATGTACGGAAAATCACCCAAAATGACCAGTTCTAAAGCCCCTAAGAAGGCTAAAGGTATGCCTGTAACCATCATGGTTGCTGTTGGTAAACCTAAGTCTATGCCTGTTCGTGGTAGCCGTACTGCTACCAACATGATGAAGAAA